GGGGCCCCAGTGCTATTCGTAGCACAACACCTCAACCTTGTCTGTATATTTTCTATACAGGCATGGTTGATCATCTCCTGTTCTTTCAGAGATGATTGACAGGAGTATCCACGTTGTGGATATAAAGATGCCCACAAGAAGTATTACTATCTTGAGGACTTCTTTCTTATTCATAACAAACCTCCGAAAGGATAGATTCAGTGTCGGGTGGTAAATCAAGGCGCATAACTTTTAGGACGAACAACTCCAAGGAATGGAGTTGGCCGACACCAGAAGAAGATGAACCTTGGCGTACCTACTCAGCTCATGGGAAACAGGAAATTACCTATTCCCAGGGTAACCCTTTCCGTAAACTCGGAAAGAGTGACTCGGATCTGGGTGGTCCCTTTGGTCTCGTCAAACACTTCTACTCAGAATGGTCTGACGTTCCAGAGGTAATCCACTCATGGCCGTATCCGCACGCTGGAGGGTTCCACTATCGTGGAGCCGGACAGTGGGCGGCTGTGGCTGAGGTAGGATATAACAATTTCCCTGAAGCTCTTATCTCGGACAACGATGAGTTGGACGTGCTAGGAACTCAGATAATTGCTAATGTTCTACCTACTAATCCTGTAGCTGGCCTTGCCGTCGCTGTGGGGGAGATCCGCGAGGGTCTCCCTTCAATAGTCGGTCTCCGATCATTCCGCGACAGGCTCGCACATGCACGTGATGCAGGTGACGAGTACCTGAACGTAGAGTTTGGTTGGAAACCGCTACTCAGCGACCTGAGGAAGTTTTCGGATGCATTGACAAAGGAGGATGAAATTCTCCGTCAGTACATTCGAAACTCAGGTAAACGCGTCAAGCGTCGAGTGACACTGCCAGTCAACAAGCAGGTAAGTGAATGGAAAGGGAAGGGCATTGCCCAACCCATTCTATCTTCACCCCTGTATGTTGAACCGGAGGGTGACATGACTATCATCTCTACCATTGAAAGGAAGAGATGGTTCTCAGGTTGCTTTACGTATTACGTTGGTGATCCTCGGACCACTGACGTAACTTTACGTAACGCCCAGCTTAGAAATAAGCTATGGGGCGATAGGGTTACCCCTGAAGTAATCTGGGATTTGACACCCTGGTCCTGGGCCGCAGATTGGTTTGCCGATACCGGTGCTGTGTTACACAACATCGGGGCATTCCTCAATGATGGCCTGGTAATGCCCTACGCCTACGTGATGGAACAAACAACCGTCACGAAGGAGTATAAGCTTGAGAACGTCCAGTATAGAAATGCGGACGGTCCCTCGTCTATGGGTCAGACTTTCACTACAGTTTCGAAAGTCCGACGCAGGGCAACGCCTTTCGGATTTGGCTTAACGCATGACGATTTAAGTGTCAGGCAGATAGCCATCTTAGCCGCACTAGGGCTAACGCTCTTGTGAGGCATGTGTTACCCCATCAGACAACCGTCTGTTGGGTATCTGGTAACATCAGTATTGCATTGATGTTATCTTCAACCATGGAGTAACGCCAATGTTTGCTGACCCGTACTCGATCATCTGGAACGGTTCTGCCGAGCCTATGAATAGGACCGGCAGTGGTCCAAGTTCCTCGACCTATGTTAATGGGGCGGGGAACCTGACAATGGAAGTCTCTCACTCAATTGGTAAGAGGGAGAGACGGATGTTCCGTTTTAACCAGACGCTTGTCGCGGCTGATCCGCTATACCCTGCTACCAACGGGCAATACGCGCAGAGTGCCTATATGGTACTCGACGCACCGCTCGTTGGTTTCACGGACGCGGAACAAGCCATGATCATTCAGGCTGTCGTTGACACCCTGGATCAGACAAGTGGAGCGGCCATCACTAAGTTGGTTAATGGTCAGACGTAATTCCATCTGACCATCCAACTAGGCCGTGGGTCAGTAGCTTTGGCGATGGACTCTTTTACCCCCTATTAGGAGGAAAAGATGAAAAGCCATTTGTTACTCCTGCATGTGGTCCTCGATGATATGGGGACCAGATGTTGCACTAGCACCAGCCGTGATTTCAAAACGATCACGGCGAGGTATCAAAGCGAGGGACTATCGTTTTTGACGATAGTCCTACCAGCCTTTTGCAAGGACTTCGAAAAAAGTCTGCACATTGGGCGGGTAGACTCATCTTTCTTCTTAGGTTATAAGAAGAAAGGGTGTCTCCCGAGATTTCTCTCGGGTTTTACCAGTCAAGTCTTTGATACCCAGAGTGGAGTGCTTCTTGATGAACCATGTATCAATGCCATCTATGCTATTCGACAGATAACTCTGTTGTTGGCAAAGATTAACCTCCCTTGCACCAAAGCTCGGGTGGATGAAGCATTGAAGAAGTACATCAAGTGTGAGCAGGAAGTCCGCGAGGCTGATGCTAGGCTTCATGAGGACGATATGTCCGACTTTAGCCGAATATCAGTTCTACTTTGGGACGACATTCTACGTAAAGTAGACGAAAACGTCTACCACGCGCGTGTCGTTCCGAAGCACGGACCCGGTGCAACGGCAGATCGGCTTTCTAGAAATAGAAAGTACGAACTGTCCACTTGGACCAGGAGGTTGGAAGAAGGGCACTTTCCTTTTGGAGAGTTCCTATTCCCAAACTGGAGATATTTCTCCTCCGACGTGGATATCCTCGAACCTGAGGCTGAGATTCCTGTAAGGGTTATCACAGTCCCTAAAACGCAGAAAACACCTCGGATCATCGCGATTGAGCCTACGTGTATGCAATATACACAGCAAGCCATTCTCGAGGATCTGTTGAAGGCTATTGGAGAAGATGACATACTCTCCAACCTTATCGGTTTCGATGACCAAATCCCTAATCAGGAAATGGCCTTCGAAGGTTCGCTTAGCGGCGAACTTGCGACACTCGATTTGAGTGAAGCATCCGACCGTGTTTCCAATCAGCATGTACGTGAAATGCTAAAGTATCGACGTAACCTCTTTGAGGCTGTCGATGCGTGCAGATCACGGAAGGCTGATGTACCTGGTGTAGGCGTTATTCGCCTTGCTAAGTACGCGTCTATGGGTTCAGCTCTCTGTTTTCCCTTTGAAGCGATGGTCTTTTTGACCATTATCTTCTTAGGCATAGAGAGAGAGCTATGCACTCCCCTCACTAAGAAAACTATTCGTAGTTTTCTTGGTAGGGTGCGCGTCTATGGTGATGATATTATCATCCCCGTAGACTTTGTGCCGTCTGTGACCAGCATGCTGCAAACTTTTGGGTTTGTGGTAAACGCTGACAAGTCTTTCTGGACTGGGAAGTTCAGAGAGTCTTGTGGGAAAGAGTACTTTAACGGTTCTGACGTTTCAATTGTCAGGGTACGTGAAGCTCTTCCCCGGTCACGGAAACACGTTAGGGAGATCATCTCGACAGTATCTCTCAGAAACCAGATGTATTTCGCTGGTAACTGGGAGACTGCGAGGTTTCTGGATAAATGGTTGGAGAGACTAATCCCCTTTCCCACTGTACATCCAGATTCTCCCGCGCTTGGCAGACACAGTTATCTTTCGGAATATTCCGAGACAAGACTGTGTAAGTATCTACATAGGCCCCTTGTCAAGGCCTATGTAGTTAGAACCAGGATCCCCGAGAGCAATCTCGATGGTCCTGCTGCCTTGCAAAAGTGGTTTCTTAAGCGAGGCGAAGAGCCTTTTGCTGACAAAGACCACTTACGACGTGCTGGACGTCCTGTAGCCGTCAACATCAAGCTCAGGTGGGTGCACTCCGTGTAAATGGAGTGTTTGGGCGAAAGCCCAAGTGAGGGGAACCGCAAGCTCTCCTCTCGGATAGAG